TGAATTTAAGTTGTCTGAGATTGTAACAGCATACAATGAGATTGGCGAAACCATCTCATTGAACAGTGCTGTAAGTCTTAGGCAATTGAAAACTAACATCCCAATTGATGGAATTATTTTCACTTTGAGTGATAAATCGAAATGTCACGTTCATCGTGATATAACGAAACACTTTATTTCTCAAAGTGAATTGGGTAAATTGAAAGGGAAAATGTTAGGAATGATTTCAACCTATGCGGCAGATGGTGAAGTTTGTACATTAATGACTAAGGAACTTCGTGATGTCATGATGGTTGATACAGAAGTAGAGATAGATGTTGATGTTCCTGGGAAAACTGAAATGTTTAAAGAGTGTGGTGGCTTTCAATACAGCTCACATACTGTTCCCGGGGATTGTGGTGGAATCTTAGTTTTGCGTGCTGTTGCTATACCACATAAGTTCTTAGGTTATCACATTAGTGGTAATCTGGACGGTGGTTTTGCAATAAAATTAACGCAAGAAATGATTTCACAAGCTTTGGAAGAATTAGAAGCTAAAGTAGGGTATAGAGCAAAAATTTCCTTTAATGCTGAATGCAATTCTTTTGGATGTAATCCTCCAGAAGGTGCGTTTGTTGCTTTAGGAACTGTTGATATACCTCTAGTTCAAGCTGTTAAAACTTCCATAGAACCATCTCCTCTACATGGCAAAATATCACAACCTATAACAAAACCGGCAATGTTACGACCAATGAAAGTGAATGGACAATTGTTGGACCCGTTGAGAAAGGGACTTGAAAAATGTGGTGGTGTTCCGTTGTTGCTAGATGAAAAAGACATGCAAGTTGTTGCTCAATCAGTACAACGAAAGTACACTCATCTGTACAACGAACATGTTTCTATGGAACATTTGTGTCGCGTTATGACTTATGAAGAAGCCATATGTGGCACAGATGATCCATATATTTGTGCAATAAATAGAACAACATCACCGGGTTATCCTTTTAATTCGGATCCACAATATCGGAACGCGATGGCTGGCAAGCAATACTGGATGGGAAGAGATGAACATTTTGATTTTACATCACAAAATGCTTTATTTCTTCGTGAAACCGTTTCAAAATTGCTTGACGACTGTCGTAATGGAATTATACAAAATGTAATTTGTGCGGATACATTAAAAGACGAACGACGTCCTATTTATAAAGTTAATGAAGGCAAAACGCGTGTATTTAGTGCATGTCCAATGCACTATGTTATCGCTTTTCGTCAATACTTTGTGGGCTTTGCTGCGTGGGTTATGCACAACAGAATTCAAAATGAGAGTGCTGTTGGCATTAATCCGTATATTGAATGGGACAAATTGTATCGCCAAATTACTAAGAAGGGTGATTCCATAATAGCTGGGGATTTTTCAAATTACGATGGTAGTTTGAACGTCCAGATATTGTGGCAAATCTTTCATATTGTGGATGATTGGTATAAGGGAGGTGAGGATGAAGATACATATCAGCTGAATTCTGTTATCAGATATGGCCTTTGGGTTCACTTAGTGAACTCAGTTCATGTCTTTGGTAATAATTTAGTTATGTGGACTCATTCTCAACCATCAGGCAACCCTTTTACCGTCATCTTGAATACGTTGTATAATTCCTTTGTAGTACGTTTGGCTTATCTTGTTGTATGTGATATGTGTGAACAAAAGAAATATAGAACTATGATTTCTTTTGAGAGATATATTTCTATGGTAGCATACGGCGATGATAATCTTATAAATATCTCTAGGTTAATAACAGCATGGTTCAATCAGGAAACAATTTCTATCGCTATGGAAAAACTTGGACATATTTATACAGAAGAGACAAAGGTTGGTCATTCTGATAAAGTAAGGAAAGTTTCTGAGGTAGCATTCTTAAAACGTTCTTTTCGTTATAATAGCGAAAATACGTGGGATGCTGCTTTGGATAAATCTGTTATTTATGAGATGATCAACTGGGTTCGCCGTGGTTATGTAGATATATACGATGCTATAGGCCAAACAATTGAATGTGCGTTACGCGAAATGTCGCTACATTCAAAAGACGACTTTGAACATTTCGCAGGACAACTCTATTCGTGTGGAGTGAATAAGTTTATGCCTATTTACACATATGAAGAATATCGGATTGGATTGAAGTATTCAGATTGGGAAACCAGTTTGAATGGAATAGGTGATAATAGCTTTGTTATTGGTTGTATATAAGTGAGTTGGCGTGTAAGAATCCTCACGTCACTTATGTACAATACACATAGTTATCATTACTGAGTTCATAGGTTAAGGAAAATTCAACCTCAGAGTACGGGATTGGCGTTTAGTTACAATTCACACAAGTGCGTGCACTCTCTGTTGTAGGAAAAGAAAATATGAGTCCCCAAAGCGCGAGTGAGTACGGGAACAATACCAGAATGGACGAATCAACACCAACTACGACACAAAACACTATTCCGCAAGAAGCTGCCAGAACACATGTGGAAGAAGTGATAACGTTCCATGATCAAGGTCATTTGGCTAGCGATAAAGCTATCCCTTTGATTGAAGATCTGGAACAATCCTATTTGGACATGAGTATAGCTCAAGATAAGAATCATAATATTGAAAATTTTCTTGAGCGACCTATTCGTGTGTGGACAGGAGTTTTTTCTGGCACCGACACAGTTTCACAAGTTCTTTGGACTGCTACTTTTCCTGATATTTTATTGTCACCATCAGTAGGAACAATGTATACGCAGAAATTAAGTGGTTTTGTTGGTTTGCGAGCAAATTTAGAACTTAAAGTTCAGATTAATGCTCAAAAATTCCAACAAGGCCGTTTGAGATTACAATACATTCCCTATGCCACTTATCTTCCAAATAAGGTAAATGCTATCAATGCTTCCCTTAGTGGTAGAGTGGCTTGTCCTGGTGTCGATATTGATATTTGTGGAGGTAGTACGCCAGAGAGTCGCGTTGCTGAGGCAACATTTGAGGTACCGTATGTTAGTCCTCATTTGTACTATAACTTAGTTACAGGTGAGGGTTCCTTCGGAACTTTCTTTTTGTTTGTCTACTCGCCGCTACTCTCAGGAGTTTCTGAAACACCCAACTGTCAAGTTACTGTTTGGGCTAAGCTTAAAAACCCACAAGTAGCCTTTCCTACTGGAGCTGATATTGGATCTAATCCATATAACCCTAATAGGATGAAGGCACAAGTGGGTGGAGAGGCTAAGTCTATTCAGCAAAGTGGAGTTGTAAGTAAAACATTGGGTTCCTTAGCACATACTTTGTCTATAGCTGGTCAGATACCAGTTATAGGAAAGTATATGGCCATTCCTGAATGGTTAGCTGATAAAGGCGCTGCTATGGTTCGATTATTTGGTTTTTCTAAACCGACAACAACTATCGAAACTAAGCTGCGTACAACACAGTGTTTTGCTAATTACAATGGAAAGGACGCATCGCATAAAATGGCTCTTTCAGCTGATAATGAGATAGATACACCATCTGGTTTATCTGGATCATCATTGGACGAAATGGCCATTTCATCAATTATTTCAATACCGACTTTTTGGAATTCTTTTAATTGGTCTTCAGCTACAACCCAGGACGAGATCTTATGGCGTATGCCGGTTACACCGTATTTAATGCAAACTACGGCTGTGCCACCATACGTGAGTACGACGCCTCTGGGGTATGTAGCTCAATGTTTTTCCCAATGGCGAGGATCTATAGTTTACACTTTTAAGATGATTAAAACAGGATTTCATTCTGGACGTCTTAGAGTGTTCTATGCACCCTACGCTAACCCCGCTCAACTGATAGTTGGGGCTGCCCCAACTCTCTTAATAGAGAAGAACTACCAGTGTGTCATAGATATTGGAGAAAGTGACACTTTTTCTTTTAGTGTACCGTTCGTTGCTACAAAACCGTGGCTCAATTTGGATCCTCAACAGAGTACAGGATTCGTTGTGGTCACGGTGTTAAATGAGTTGCGAATGCCTTCTACAGCCGCAGACAATATTAACGTCATTGTTGAAGTTAATGCTGGCTCCGATTTTACTTTTGCCATGCCGCGAGAACCAGATTATCTGCCAGTGCAGATACCACCTCCTTCTCGTTACAAGGCTCAAGTTGCTGGAACGGGTACGGATATTGAAAGAAACAGTGCTCAACTACTTTACGATCCTTCTTCGATTTCTGCCATAGATCCTACAACTAATTGGTCGCCAGAAGCACATTGCATAGGAGAGAAGGTCGTATCAATACGCCAGTTATTGAAGCGATCTAATCCATTAGGTGTTATCAATTGTGACATAGCAGGGGCAACCCGTGGCTATGGAATAATTGCACCTTTTGGTTTTCAAGTTGTTAATGTGTCAACGGCAGGATCTAAGGATGTTGATTATATATCTTATTTTTCTCAAATATACGCTTTCTTTCGTGGAGGCGTGAGATTGAAGATATATGGTCAAGAAGCGCAAGTTGATAGTGATGCTCATCAATTACCTATCAACAATACGCCAGCTATTTGGTTTAAGATGTTTAATGCAACAACTATCTTATATGGTTTAATAACCGGAAAGATATTTAAGTTGACAAATGTACTTGGTAAAATTAATATTACCAGTACATCACCAACAAATGCGTTTGTGACTGCTACATTAAACAATGCTTTAACCAACTCATCCTCAGACCTAATATCTAACCAGAGAGTTGAGGGAATGCATGAAATTGAAGTACCATATTATAATTCAACCCATCTTTCACCTGCGAGTTTACATTTTCAAACAGATCCTTTGTTAGTGGATCCAGAAGGTCAAACTTCTGAGAACACATCACCACTTCCATTTATCTTGTTTGGAAAACCATTGCAGTTGATAAATCGTACAATTGACGGTAATGCGTATTATTCTGTAAATACAACAACGTATTCAGTTTATCGCGCTGCTGCAGACGATTTTGGGTTTCATTATCTTATAGGCGTTCCTCTTTTGATGCCGAGACCAGCAACCTCAGCACAATTTACGACGCCAGTTCGTAACTGACAGGGCTTAAATCATAGTGTCCTGGTGGACAATATCTACTTTTTCATAAACACCCCTTAAAACCGGCGGGTGATATATATATAATAATACCGAGGGTACACCTTAAGTGTATTCACGTTTTGAAATTAAATTCTAAAATTTTTCGTGACCCCTCGGGGTAAAGAGTTTTTCGTTAGCTTTTCTCTTGAACACGAGCAAGCTATCTTTTGGTTTTGATCTTTATTTTATATATGTGTTAGTCG